GGAGCTCTTTCTAAGATCGGTTTGTTTTATCAAGCTAAAACTCAAGCTCAAATTACTCGTGGCGAGTTTGTGCCTAATTCACCTCTTACGATTAAAATGAAAGGCTCTTCAAAGCCATTGATCGACACCGGAAGACTTCGACAATCAATAAATCATGAGGTTGTTCTAAAATGAGTGTCGTAACGATGATTGCTAGAATAGGGATTACTTGCGTCGTTACTAGATATGCGGCTGGCGCTTATGTTGGTCACACCTATGTTCCAGGAGCTACCACAACCTTTTCTGTTTTGATGAGCGTTCAACCTTTAAATGGAAGAGAGCTTTTAAATATTCCTGAAGCGCAAAGAACTAGGCAGTGGATAAAAGCTTATTGTGCAACGGAATTAAGAACAGCGAATCAAGCTTTGGGTATAAGAGCCGATCGAGTTTTAGCAAATGGTGTTTTATACGAAGTTCAAAGAGTTGAATTTTGGACTGACCCAGCTAGCACTTTGGCTCCTCATTGGAGAGTACAATTAGCTGAAGTGAATACCGAGGTGACTGGATTATGAACGAGGGTTTGATAAAATCTACTTTGGCAAATTGGCTAGAAACTTCTCTCGGTCAACCGCAAATTATTGTCTTAAATTTCAGTGCTGATTTTGTTCCTGGAAACGTCATCACAATTCAGATCGATTTAGAAACAACGAGACCGGTCACTTACACAACAAGCCATGCAAACACTTTGCAGTTATTTGCTAGAGCCCTTCAGGATACAAATAACGTTTTTAAAGCATTGGTAACAGGGCCGCGTCAAATAACGATCACAGGGGCAATCAATGGAGTTACTTACACAGTTTTTTCTCCGGTGATTACTGGTGGTGTTTCTCAACCGACTATGTCTCTTACGGTTTCTCAAGCAGCGATTCGCGTTCAAGTGATTTATGCAGATCAAAATGGGCCGCGACCTTCTTTTCCTTATGCAGTTCTAAGATTAAGTGATTTTGTAAAAACAAGTAAGGATGAGATTAGGCAAATAAATCCAGCTAGAGGAATTTACGAAGTCGGTGGAGAGAGAAGATTGACAGCTGCCGTTGATTATTTTGGAAATAATCCTATCCAAGAAATAACTAAAGCGTATAATAGTTTAGAAAAAAGAGACATTGTTGAGCTGTTGATCACTGCAAATTTAGCGGTGATTGACAAAAATCCTATTCAGAATCTGACCGCCGTGTTAGAAACTGAATATGAACCACATTCTTTTTTTGATTTTTTCCTAGGTTTAACAGATAATATTGAAGATGATCTTGGAATCATCGAATCCGTACAAACAACAGGAACTTATGTCGGAACTTCTAGCGGGAGTTCCTATGTAGACACAGATTTAATTGAAGGCGACGTTTAATCAAGGAGCTAAAAAATGTTAGAAATATCAAGAATTGTCGACGTACAAATTACAAGACAGACAGCCGGTGTTGCACAGGCTGGATTTAGCGTTCCTCTAATCTTAGGAACAAGTTCAACTGGATGGGGATCGGATCTGATTCGATCTTACCGAAGCATTAGCGCTGTTTTAGAAGACTTTGCTTCTAGCACCGCTGAATATCAAGCAGCCGCAGCAATTTTCGCGCAATCACCTAGACTCTCTTTATTGAAGATTGGTCGAGAGGCTGCTCGAGTTGCTCAAGTTCAAACTCTAACATTTTCAGGCTCCTTGGTTACTGGAAACATAATCAACGGAACTGTCGATGGTGTTGCTTTAGCTCCTGTCCCATTCAATACTTCAAACGCAACCACTCTAAGCGATTTAGCAACCGCGATTCAAGCTACTCCAGGAGTTGCAACTGCGGTATCTGATGGTGTTTCAGCGATTACGATCACTTCTCAAAATGCCGGTGTTCCTACTTTCTTAACTGGCTTCTTAGTGACTGCAGGAGCAACTCAACCCACAGCTACAATCGTGACAACGGTTCAATCGCATGGTGTCGCTCAAGACTTGGTTGAAATTTCAAGAATTGATAACGATTGGTATGGATTGATTTGGACTGAAAGAACTGCTGCTTATGTTTTAGAAGCTGCTCGAGCAATCGAAGCAATGAGAAGGATTTTCATAACTGCTGCAAACGATGCGAATATTTTAGTCGGATCTTCTACTACTGATATTGCCTACATTCTTCACGCAAGAAACTATAATCGCACTGCAGTCATTTACAATTCAACTCTTACTGATTTTGCAGATGCTGCTTGGATGGGTAAAAACTTTGTTTATGCGCCTGGAAGTGAAACTTGGAAATTTAAAAACCTTTCTGGAATCACTGCAGATAATATCACCGAATCCCAAGCTAACGCTGCTACAGCAAAAAGAGCGAATGCTTATTCTACTATCGGTGGAATTGATGAAAGTTTTGAAGGCACAATGGCTTCCGGAGAATTCATTGACGTTATTCGAGGGGTTGATTGGTTACAAGCTAGAATTGAAGAGGCCGTTTTTGGTCGCTTAAGCAATTCGACAAAAGTCCCTTATACCAATGCCGGTGTCGCAATTATCGAATCAGAAATCAGAGCAGTTTTAGATAGGGCAGTGAAAGCTCAGTTACTTTCTGAGGAAGCTTTTGATCCAGATAACGACATAAACACTCCTTACATTGTAACTGTTCCTAGGGTTCTTGATGTTTCTTTCAACGATAGAGCTGCTAGATATCTCCCTGGAATTACATTCAATGCAAGACTTGCTAGTGCAATTCACAGAGTGACAATTTCTGGAACAGTAACAGTTTAATTTTAGGAGAATAAAATGGGTGTTAAAACTTATAATTTTAAAGAAGTGATTCTAATCATCAAGGGGAACCATATAACTGGCTTTGCCGATGGAACTTCTATCACTGTAGAGCGAAATTCAGACGCTTTCACTTACCAAAAAAACGTTGATGGTGGTGGAACGCGAAGCAAAAGCAATGACAATAGCGGAAGAATTACTTTCTCTCTTGCTCAGACAGCTGCTGCTAACGCAATCCTATCCGCAATTGCTCAGCTTGACGAATTGACCGCGGCAGGCACCTTTGTTGTCTTGATAAAAGACAATCAAGGCCGCTCTCTTCATACTTGTGAAACTGGTTGGATCGTAAAAGCACCAAACGCAGAATATGGAATGGAATCTTCTGCTCGTGAATGGATTATTGAAACTGACAACTTGATTCATTTTGTCGGCGGTAATTAATTTTAAAAGGAGGCTAAAACGTGAGGAAGGACAAAGATTTTTACATAGATGAAGTCCATTATTTGGCGACTCAATACCCAGCTAAACAGGCTTTGACATTGCTTGTAAGGCTTTCAAAGATTATCGGGAAGCCTTTAGGTATTTTGACAGCTCAAACAGACGACGAGAATGTAAAAAAGAATCTTATAGGTGAGGCAATTGACGCGCTCACTCAAAGAATTGATGCGGATGAGACTTTGAATTTAGTCGAGCAGATTTTGAAATGTGTAAGTATTTTTGATGGTGATACGAATAGGCCAATAGTTTTCGACATAGATTTTCAAGGAAAGCTTGGTCACCTATTCAGGCTCTTAAAAGAAATTCTTTCGTTTCAATACGCGGATTTTTTAGGAGACCTCGCTGCAATTACACCCAAAATTCCAGCGAGCAAGAAACAAGAAACTGGGCGAATAAAGGCATTATAGAGCCGGAAGTAGACTGGGCAGTCTGGCGCGTTATTTTAGAAAATGTTGCTACATTGCAAGAAATTGAAACTCACTGGTCTATTGATGACCTAGCAGAAGCAAACGACGTCCTTTCATACCGCGCCGCTCTCCAAGCTTCGGCACAAAAGAAGCAGTCAAAAAAATAGGAGAGTAAGCGTGCTGATTCGAGAACTAATCACAAAACTAGGATTTCAAGTCGACGATGCCGGAATGAAGAAATTTGAATCCGGCATTGCTTCGATGAAAGCAAAAGCGGAATCTTTGGCTACTTCTTTTAAAGATATCGGTCAAAAGATGTCTGTTGCTTTGACTCTACCTATAGCCGCGGCAGGAACTTATGCTTTAAAGAAGTCCGGTGAGTTTGAGCAATTAGGCGTTGCCTTTGAAACGATGATCGGAGACGCTTCTAAGGCCGCTGAATTTACAAATAAGCTTTTCGATTTTGCCGCAGAAACTCCTTTCAACGTAGAAAATCTTGCTGATGCTTCTAAAAAACTTTTGGCTTTCGGTGTTGCTGCAGATGATGTTCTTCCTACTTTAGATAGTTTGGGAAATATTGCGTCCGGTGTCGGAATGGACAAACTTCCGAACTTGATCACGGCTTTAGGTCAAGTGAAGTCTAAAACCGTTTTAGCTGGTCAAGAATTGATGCAGTTTACAGAGACCGGAGTTCCTATCATTGCAGAGCTTGCAAAAGTAACAGGCCACTCGATTAAAGACATCACAAATAACACAAAAGATTTGGGAATTACTTACGACCAGGTTTTAAAAGCTTTGAATAACCTTTCAAACGGTAAATTCAAAGACTTGATGAAGAAGCAGTCTAAAACACTTCTCGGACAATTTTCGAACTTTCAAGATCAGCTTGCTAGAGAGGCTGCAAGGGTTGGGGATATCTTAGCTCCTTACGCAATTAAATTGCTTCAATTTGCTCAGGATGTGCTCGTTGCTTTCGGAAAGCTTTCTCCTGAAACTAAAAAGTGGATTGTAATTATCTTGGGGATAGTTGCCGCTTTAGGCCCTATGCTATTTATTTTGGGACAAATAGGAATAGCAGTAACAGGACTCGCATCAGCATGGGGGCTTCTTCTACCAGCTATAGCGATAATCGGAGCAATAGTTTCAGCTTTGGGTGTACTTTATCTACTTTATGATGACTTCGCTGCTTATATCGAAGGAAGAGATAATCTTTTAGGCCCTGTTTGGGAAAAGATGCTTAATGTATTAAATTGGATGATTGATAAGTGGAATTCAACAGTACGTTTTTTCCAAGACCTATTGCTTGTTCTACAAAAAGATTTCGGGTTAACTTTTGAAAATATTAAAAACTTTATTAAGACAGCTTTTGAGCTTAGCCCTTTAAATGATGCTCTACAATTATTGGATAAAATTTGGGAATATCTTGGTAAAATAAATGATTATTTAGGTGTAAGCGATAAAATAGTCTCTTTTGCTAAATCTGTAAGCGGTTATAATAATTTTCAGGATAGCGTTGAACAAATTCAAAATAGAGCGAATGAAATTGACCCGAACAGATCAATCCGAGGTGGTACTCCTTACTATGTCAACCCTTTTAATATTCCTGGCCAAGTCGATAAATTTGCAGGACCTGTAAATAAGAAAAACGACATAAGATTAAATCAGGCAATAAACATCAAGGTTGAGAGCGGGGCTAAACCTGAAGATATAGCAGACGCTGTAAAAGAAGGAACTCGAAAACTTATTGGTGAGCAATCGAGCATTATAAGCGCCGCAGTAGAAGGAGGGCAATTAAACTAATGGGACTATTAGGAATATTATTTAGACAAAAAAATGTTGTTATCGATGAGAGAACAGAAGGCAACGGTGGATTGCTTGGACAGCTTCAGCAAGGCTTAAATCAAACAATCGGCGGAGTTGCCGGGATAGTGATTGACGCCACTGTTTCCGAACAACACACGACAAGTTGCGATTTAACAGAAAACCCAGT